GTTGCCCCTGATAAAATTCGAATGGCTCTGCACGGCCAAAGATACGAGCCCTTAGCCGAACCTATGGTATGGGCGATCGCTAAGATCATGGTCCGCTCGCTTTTCCTTGCCGGGCATAACATGGTGGTCTTAGATGCCACCAACAACACGGCCAGGCGTCGCGATGATTGGAAAGATGAGCTTTGGCAAAGATTTTATGTCGTTATGGATATCAATAAAGAGGCCTGCATCCTCAGAGCTAAAGAGGTCAATGACAGTTACATTGTATCGGTTATCGAACGCATGGCCAGCTACATCGAATTCGAAGGGATCCTTCACGGAAATTTATGCCGTAACGACAAGGGCGCGGACATGGCGGATCACATCAGAAATCCAAACGGTGTAGACGAATTGCAGCTTTACCACGAGGGCAGAGCGGCGGATGATATTTAATGCCTTTTTTGACGGATCTGACAGTTGGCGACGTTGTTACTCTGGAATGCGATCACGATGACTGTACGCTGCCCAAGATACAAATCCGCCTAAAGGTAACACGCCAAACCGCCACTAAGATCAAGGTTTCCATCGATGCCGATAGGGGCGTGAAGATAACCAAGAATAAGAAAAAAACAAGGAGGGTGAAACATGACCGAAAAGGGAAAAAATGAAGCTGACAGCCGCATAGCGGGTCCAGGCCCAATCATCACCAAGCCAGGCATGCCATCGCCGTGGCCAAGCTGGCCACCGCCCACGGAGCTTCGCGATAAAGAGCTCGCCATAAAGCTTTTGAGGCTTGCGATCGATCTTTTGGGTACTCCGGTATTACCCAAGCCACTTTTCAGGGAAGGCGTAGAGCAGACTCCCGAAAAAGAGAGAGACATTATCAAATAACAGCTTAACAGCTTAACAGATAGACAGATTAACAGATGTACCCCCAGCGGTTCAAATATAACCGCACAGTTCAATTATAGCTGGGTCAGGGGAAAACGAGGCCAGGAGGCCCCAGGCAAAGGCAAATTGTAAACGAACTGTTAACTTTCACTTAGAAGTTGAGGAGGTACACCATGGCACGAACTATCGTAGGCCTTAATGATCCCAAGGCCGTAAAAAAATACTCCGCCTTTATGGCGGTCGATGTCGCGAAAAAGTCGTATTGGTCCAAGAAGTTCATGGGAATGGGCGAGGAGTCCTCGATGCCCATTCAGCAGCTTACGGACCTTGAAACCGATGCGGGCGAATACATCTCTTTTGACCTGAGCATGCAGCTCAAAATGCAGCCGGTGGAGGGAGACGACATCTTGGAAAACAAAGAAGAAGATCTGAAATTTTACACGGATGAATATTGTCCCCTTGCTGCGTAAGCCGCAAGTGCAAATGACGTGAATTGCTGGGACCCCCTAACGGATGATGCCGAGGGCAATCAGCAGCCAAGGCTTATAAAAATGAGCAAGGTTCAACGACTATTCCGAAAGGAAGTACAACCAAGCGGTTGGAAGCGCGTCACATCCCCCCCGGGGATGATGAGATAGTCTATTCTGCATGGAAACATGCAGCAGCTCCAATAGGAGCGATCCAGGAAGTAGCGAGCCTGGGTGAATATTAAAGGGTATTTACATCGATCAGATGAGGGGCGGCGTCAATGCAGGCGGCCGTATGACCCGCAAGCGGACCATCCACAGCCTGAGAAAAACCGCACGTCGGCGGGAGTCGGATTGGTGGCAACGTGCTTTTGATGAGTTGATCTTCATGTATGGCTCAGGAGCTCGCGGCATCAATGCCGATTTCATCTATCCTACCAGCTATTCCGGATTTGCCAACAACCCGTTTACCGCTCCGGATTCCGAGCATATCGCTTATGCCGGCGACGCTGTCGATGCAAGCGAGGTCCTCGGAGCCGGCGCTCATGGAATGACGCTGACTGAGATCGACAAGGCCGTCGCGGTTGCCGCCATGATGGGCGGAGGCTCGGGCGGAGGTTCAGCGGGTACCGATGGCAACACCCAAACCCCGAAGATTCAGCCGATCATGATCAACGGTGAGCGGCATTTCGTAACCCTGATGAACCCCTGGCAGGTATTTGATGTCAGGACCTCAGCCGTAGCCGGTCAATGGCTGGATCTGCAAAAAGCCGCCGCCGGCGCTGAAGGTCGTAAGTCTCCGATCTTCAAGGGCACCCTGGGCATGTATAACAATGTGGTGATGCATGAGCATGAATCCATAATCCGTTTTGACGATTATGGCGCCGGCGCCGTTCTGGCCGCGCGTGCTCTTTTCATGGGCGAGCAAGCCATGGTTCTGGCATTTGGTACCGCAGGCACCGGGCTTCGCTTTTCCTGGCATGAGGAAAGCCGGGATAACGGCAACCAGGCAATCATATCTACATCCTCGATTTTCGCTGTGAAGAAAGTAACCTTCAACGGCAAGGATTTCGGAATGTACGCCATCGATACCGCTGCTAAGTCTCCGGCGTAATATCAGGGACCGGCTCGCTATTATTGGCGATAACCATTCACATCAATTTATTTTAGAGGAGGTTTTATCATGGCATTACTATTAGCTGAACAAGCCGCGATGACCAACCCCACGCCCGGGATCCACAGCGCGGGTGAGGTTCACGTAGCCGAAGGAAAGTACGACCTCGCGGCGGCTCTCGTCGATGAGGATATTGTTGTTTTGACAAGAATACCGCCTGGATGCATCCCCATAGATGCAAGGCTGGAAATGGATGATCTCGACACCGGCACGGCTCTGGTCGGTGACCTGGCTCTTATGGAGCTGGGCGCCGTTGCAGCTCTGGCCGATTCCGAGCTTATCCTTGACTCCTCCCTGGGCCAGGCTGCAGGCGTCGAACGCATGGACAATCTGGATGCGGCCAGGCGGGCGGTCCTGGAGGTTTCCGTCGATAGGGAGCGATATCTCGTATATCATGTGACAACTGCCCCAGGCACCGGCGCAACATCCGGCCGGATCAAGGGCAGCATCCTTTTCCGCGGAAAAGAGTATAGCGAGTAAACTGTTTGCGGGAGGTAGCGGAGGCGGGTACGGCGTGTCAGTGGCTTGCGCCCCGTATATGATCTTGCAGCCCTCCCGCATTCAGAACCCCTTGCCCATGGGGGCAAAATGGTTGACTTTGCAAAAGCACCGAGCGGCCGGGTCGGGTCGGGCGTCTCAGGTTCGAATTTTGTCACCATGGGCATCACCCGATAACCCGACATAACCCGACATAGGAGAGGAGTCCTAATGTATATCGAATGTTTGATTAAACGATCCGATGACAGCGATACCTTTGTTGATTTCGAGCAAGTTAGGTATCGATTCACCAAAAACGAATTAGGCGATCGCGTTTGTTTTGTTGGCGGCGATAAGCACCGCAAAAGGCTGTTGATGATGGGGGCTCAATCATATCGTGAGTATAAGCCTAAGAAAAAGATAAAAGGAGCGATGGGCGCAGCTCCTGAACCCATGACGCGCAATATCTTGCGCAAAAAGAGCAACCCCGAGCCGCCCACAAATGATCAGGGAGACGCGATCGAGGCCTTGACCGCCGAGCCTGATAAGCCGGTCCTTGTTGATTACGATTGGGACCTTGACAAAAAGGTAGCCAAGGTAAAGTCATTCAAGTTTTTAGGCGAGCAGGCCTATCGCGAGTTCATCGAATTAAACCGCGAGGGCGTCATGAAGTGGCCGATCGATGTACGCCGCGAGGTTGCCAAAAAGCTTGAGAACATGATGCCGGAGGAGGATCCCGGCATCCAAGGATTTATAATCGATGACTATCTCAGGAAAGGAAGTCCCGGCGATACCTGATGTCCGAGTTGACAACGAGGATATTCGCGAATTACTGCAGGCGCTTAAAACCATTGCAGAGATCCGAGAAGGGCGTCACTTAGACAAAAACCAGCGGTTTATCACATATTACGAGCTGGTCGACTATCTACAGGGCAATGATCAACTTGTAGTTGCTGCAACGACATCCGGACACGATCACGATACCCTGTATTCAATCATAAGCCACGATCACGAGGGCGTTTATGCCAAGGTTATAGATGTCGAAGGCATATACGCCCTTATTGTTCACGACCACGATGGACGCTATTCGGAGCTAAGACATGACCATGAGGATGCCGAGGCCCGTTCATACTGGCAATCAATAACGGTCCGGAGCCCTGGAGGTTAAAAATGACAATCGAATACAAACGGCTGGCAGCTTCGGCCCCGGCAAATACCACCGAGGCGGAGCTCTACGCGGTCCCTACCAGCGCGGAGATCATCGCGAATCTGGTTATCACCAATATTACGGCCGTTCTTTCGACTTTTCGCGTCGCTCATACCGATGCATCAGGCGCCGCGGCGGCCGAGGACTGGCTTGCCTATGATGAGAACCTGGCTGGAACGTCGAGGATAACCATTCCGATTACCGCCAAGAATCCCGAGACGATCAGGATCAAAACCGGCACGGCGGATGCCCTGACCTTTCACCTGTCCGGTATGCTCAAAACGTAAGGAGGAATTATGCCGACAACTACCGTAGGCCAATGCGTGGATTTGGCCGAGCGAAAAATCCTCGATGAGGCCAACGACGAATATACAGAACAGAACATGCTCGATCTGTATCATTTGACGATCAAGGAAATAATCCACTTGGTTCCCAGGTCACACAGCGACTCGCGAACTTGGAAACAGGCGCCAAGTACCCGCCAAATATGTCCGGCCGATGCCGTCGAGCTCGTCGATGTCATTCAGAATATGGGCATCGATGGCGGGAGCCCCGGCCCCGCGATCCGCGAGACAACCCTCGATGTCATGAGAACGCTTTTGCCTGGCTGGGAGGCTGAACCGCCTTCCGATATTACGCAGCACTTCATGAGGATCCCTGAGAGCAAAGTGGAATTCATGATCTATCCGAAGTCGACCGGAAACAACCAGCTTTTAAACAGGGTAACGACAATCCCGGCTAAAGTCCTTTGGGATTCCAACGGTGACTGGAAACTTGCCATTATCCCAGTCGATGACACTTTCAGCCATGCGATTATTAACGGCATGGTTTACATCGCTTATGACGATGATTCGGACACCCCAGGCAACACCCCGAGGTCCCAGCTGTATTATCAGCGCTTTCTCCAGGATCTCGGGATTCGCCTGCAAAAGGAGAGCAAATACAGGCGGGCTTAATCATGGAAGGTACAGTAGAATTAGCATGGAATGGCAATCCGGAAAGCGACGATGTAGCAGGCTACAAAGTTCATATCGGCTTAGTCAGTGGTTCATACTTTAGAAGCATCGATGTCGGGAAGGTCAACGAATGCAAAGTTAGCGATCTGAAAGAAGGCGTGCCTCATTTTTTTGCGGCCACCGCTTACAATCATCATGGCCAAAGATCCAGTTTTAGCAAAGAATTGAAGCATACATGCCAAGTGCAGAAAGCCCTAACCATGCAAAACCAAGCACCAAGAAACAGTCACCATCGACGCACCTGTCAAACATGCCAATGCTGCATGAATAAGCAGTTTAGGCCCTTTTGCTTCGAAAAGAATAGCAAGGTTCGTCTCACTGATGGACCATGTAAAGACTACGAGAGGTAAATCATGTATTTAGGATCCTGGAAAATCGACGACTATCTGACATTTCCCGCCAATACTCATCTTCAATCAACGGGCGCGGCCCAAGATGATGATGCAACGCCGAGCTTTCGAGTCTATGAGGATGAAACCGGTACCGCGATCGCCAACGGCTCCATGGCTAAGCTCGACGATTCCAGTACCACTGGATTTTACAGCGAGCGAATTCAACTGCTAACAGCCACAGGCTTTGAAGCCGGCAAGTGCTATACGATCTATATCGAAGCAACTGTCTCCTCAGTGGTTCACACGTATTCCCATACATTCCAGATCCAAGCCGAGGTTGCCCTGCACGCCGATTGGCTCGATGCCGGCCGCCTGGATGCCATCCTCGATGCTATCGCAGCGTCAACCGACGATTGGGATGAAGCCGGGCGCCTGGATACCATTCTGGACGCGATCGCGCTTTCAGTAGCCGACTGGGATAATGCCGGCAGGCTGGATACCATTCTTGATGCTATCGCGCTTTCAATCGCCGATTGGGACAATGCCGGACGTCTGGACACCATCCTTGATTCGATTCTCCTGAAAGTTTCAGATTGGGACGATGCCGGGCGCTTGGATACGATCATCGATGCTATTGTCGCACATCTGTTAGCGATGAAGGGCGCCACGTTTGACGAAGCCTCTGACAGCCTCGAAGCAATCCGCGATCAAGGCGACGCGGCCTGGCTAACCGGACTTGGCGTAGGTGCGCTCCCTTGGCCGTATAACGTAACGGACTCCCAAACAGGTTATCCGCTGGCAGACTGTGACGTATGGGCAACGACCGACTCGGCCGGTCAAAACGTGGTGGCATCCGGCAAAACCGATAACCAGGGCGACGTTACATTCTTTCTGGATGCGGGCACTTATTACATTTGGCGCCAAAAGGCCGGCTACAATTTCGTGAATCCAGATACCGAAATCGTAGCCTAAGGAGGTATTTCAATGGCAGGATCAGGCAGCGGAACACCGGTAACCCCCGTATTTGTGGGCAATGTCAATGTGAGCGACTGGTATCCGGAGGTCATACCAGCAGCGCAGCTATGCCCAAACCCTATTATCAATCGCGAGATCATTAGCACTTGTCGGGATCTGTGCGATCGGACAATGCTTTGGACAGCGGAATTAACGCCGATTAGCGTGGTTGCCGACCAGGCCGAATATCCGCTTGCGGCCAGCGGGGCGGATATCTCAGGAGTGGACCGGGCAACACATGACGGCAAAACAATTCACGCCACGTCGGAGACGGCCCTCGATCAGGACGATACCCAGGAGGACCGGTTCACCTGGAGAACACAGACCGCCGATAAACCGGAGAGATATTACGGCACTTTCGATAAAAAGATTCGCCTGGTCTATATCCCAAATACGGACCTGGCCAGCGGTTTAAAGGTATGGGTAAATATTGTCCCACTTATTAATGCGACAGTAGTTCCCGCATTTTTATGGGAGAACTTCAAGGATATGATTGCCGAAGGCGCCAAGGGCCGTTTGAAGGCGATCGCCGATATGCCCTGGACGGACTTGCAACTGGCCGCGACGTTTTTGGGAAGCTACGAATTCCAAATGATCGCAGCCAAGCAAAAGAAATTCTCGGGCTTTCAACGGGTCAAAACAAGGGCGATAGTGAGGACACGATATCATGACTTTTAAATTCTCAAACAATGGCGAGGGAAATCTCAATGCGTCAATAGGTACCGGAGACACTTCCATCACCCTGGAGTCCGGAGACGGCGCTACATTCCCGGCCATATCGGCCGGAGAAGAATTCGAGGCAAATATCACCGAAGGCGCTGTCTTCGAGTGGATCACTTGCACGGCCCGGGCAGGCGACGTGTTGACGGTTACCAGGGATCCTACCTCCCCGCAATCGTTTAACGCCGGCGCAAAAGTGACGCATACCATGAGCGGCAACATGCTCAACTCGTTTCTGCAAAAAGGCGACTATCGAATTGTTACCGCCGATCCGGACGGCAGCCTGGCAGCTAATTATTTCGGTGAGGAGGTCTTTCATTCGGTTACCGGCCGTTGGTGGAAGCACACGACGGGAACAACCTGGCAGGAAATGAACTATCACGTATGAGTATAGGATTTACACATAAAGCGATTGCACATCTTGCGTATGCGATCGGGACCACTGACACGCAAATCGTGGTTCATATCACTGAATACTCGCCTGTCTTCGAGGCCGATGGCGACGATGTCTTTTTGATGCTTCGCGGTCCGGTTAATCGTGAGATCGTTAAGATAGACATCGCGGCTTCTTCGCATGGCGAATATCTGACTATCACCCGCGCCCAGGGCGGAACAACGGCCGTGGCCTGGCCGCTGGGCTCGATGCTGTTTGCAACCACTCATCGAGACTTTTACAACGAGATCATCCAGCGTGGCGGAAACAGGATAGTTACGGCCAATCCGAATGAAGTCGAAACGCCTTTATATGCCGGAGAGAAGATCTACCAGAACGCGCCGGCCGGTTGCGAGCGCTGGTGGAAAGCTTATGACGCTGCCAACAAATATTGGGACCTAATCACCGGGAATGCATGTGGAACCGAGGTTTATACAGATGTTAGCTGGGATTATCTTATTCTAAAGACACCTCCGCCCTCTTTTACCGGATACATCTGGATGTTGAAAAAGGATCTAAGGGTCTTGAATGATGAAGACCGAATGATCAAAGCCATAGCTGTAGACCCGTATCATGGCACCATCGTTATCGGCACAAATAGTTTTGGCGATTATTCTCGAATTTATGTTAGCACCGACTCTGGTGACACCTGGGCGGAAACAGAATATTTCAGTGGAGCTGATTATGGCATTGACGTAGCAGGAATGGCTTACGACAGCTTTAATCACAATCTTATTGCCAATATTCAGGGTAATAATGCGGTCCGGATATGGGTAAGCGCCGATGGCGGCTACACCTGGACTGAAAAGAAAGATCTGAGCACAGAAACCCCGCCGCAAACTTGGCCTTATCAAGTTGTTTACGATGATTTTCACAAGAAGGTGGTTTTATCTACTGCAGGTGCATCCCAATTTTGCCGAATATATACCTCCGGCGATGGCGGAAACACCTGGGTTAAAAAGTGGGATTCTGAGATTGATTACGACGGCGAAAAACAGCGCTATATCCATTGCCTCGCTTATGATCCAAATAATCACGCTCTTATGTTTGGCACGGAACACGAGGCGCAACTATGGAAATCGACCGACGGCGGCGATACCTGGACGATTAAAAAGAAGTTAATCGACGAACCAGAAGCGGAAACCGCCATTCATGTCGTGGTTTATGACACGGTCAATTCTCGGTGGATGTGTTCAAGTTATAACGAAGCGGGTATGTGGGTGAGTGCGGACGGAGGAGATAGCT